AATACATCCAACGGCTCGCGATTCTCGCGGGCCGTTTTCGCTTTCCTTTCCCAAAATGCTCGCTTGTTCGGGTCTTTTTCCCTTTCGGCGTTCGCTTGAGCGATTAACTCCATCTGATCGATTTCCAGCAATTCGGCTACAAGCGCCGCAATGTAATCGTCCATGACGCGTCGCTGCTTTCTGTACATCGTCATGTTGGATGTTTCCAGCCCGAGCAACTTTGCCAGCTGGTAATCCGACGTTAGTCCCTGCTTTTTCTTTACTGCATCGAGGTATTCGAGGGTTTTCATATCTAGCTCCTGTTTCGATCAGCCCATGATCGGCTGTTCGCTAACACTTGACAACTATCGGCTGATAGCTTTACAACGGCACAGCTATCTACTGATAGCTATAACCCAACCGACAAGGAAACCCACCATGAAAATGCAAGTTCTCGGCGTAAAGGTTCTCAAAGGCATCAAGGACGGCAACCCCTGGGATATGTCTGCAGCTCTCATCCAGACCAAGATCGAATCCTTCCAAAACGAAAAAGTGACTGCAGCCGGTTATGGCTACGAGGTCACCGAAATGCCGCTCGACTCTGCCTGCATCGAGCAGTTCAGCAAGATCCAGTTTCCCGCCGTCGTCGACCTTGAAATCGGCCAGCGTGCCCGGATGGGCAAATTTGAGTCCTACGTTGTCGGCGTAGTTCCGGGCCTTCAAGTAGCCAAGTCGGCGTAATGGTTTTTGGTCGAACGGCTAGTAACACTAGTCCGTTCAGTCTCATTTTGAGACTTTTTGAGACTCGAGACAGGGGAAACAGGGGTGTCGAATGGCTCGCTCTTCATTGATTGGATCACCGCTTCTCAACATCATCCGGACGGGGGCTTACCGATCCTCACAGGGGGTATCACCGTCCATTATTCCGCCGATGGTGCGCCAGTTTTTGAACGCAACCAGTCCACACGCTTTAACGGAAGCCATGACACGAGCGTTCGTGTTGGATGTGATGGTTTCCGTGTATCCCTCAGTGGCAACGCGGGGCGGTTTTCTCGCGAAGACAACGTTTTTAACCACGGATTACAAGGGACGATCGCAGCTTGTAACCGAATACTGGTGGAGCTTGGCCTCCCACCATTCACAGCTGCAACTTCTGACAGGTCAACGCCTGGCCCCTTCGCGCTTCCACAATCCCGGCGGGGTTGCGTCATATCGCGTTTGGACATTACCCGGAATTACAAAACAGGCTCGGAAAGTTCAGCCCGCGCTTTCATCCGCTGGCTTGGTGCTCGAAGCATCGCCCGCATGAAACGTGGTCAGTGCGGTGATGAATCGGTCTGGTGGGCCAATACACGGCACATGCTGAAAGCTTACATCAAGCATCTGGAAATGATTAAGCACGGGGGTGGTTCGGATGACGAACTGGTGTCGTGGCTCAAGAACCAAGGAGTTGTGCGCGTGGAAATCGAACTCAAAAAACGGCTGCTTTCTGAGCTGGGCCTGAACGATTTGGCCAACATCACCGATGCAAAACTTGAAGAGCTGTACGAAGCGCAGATCGAGCCTTTCAAGCGTGCTGACTGTTCTGGCGATGACGACATCCTCGATGCGATCCCACAGAAAAGCCGTGTCTATGCTGCTGCCTGGCTCGCTGGCCAAGACATGCGAGAAATGGCTTCGCGCGCCACTCTCTTTCGCCATGCCAAGGTACTGCGCGAATGCGGCATCGATATCCTCGCACCTCGCAACATCGAGCGCTTCCCTGTCAAGGTTCGCTTCATCGAACTTGAACCGCTTTCTGTGCCTGACTGGTACAGCCTTGATGCAAAGGCTGCCTGATGTACGGCCATCCTCTCCTTGTAAAGCAATGGGCCAAGATCATGAAGCCTGACGCTACCCCTGCTCAAATCGAACAGGCCCGCATCATGCGTGCCGCCAAGATCGCCAAACGTATCTTCATGCAGCGCCAGAATGACCTCTTTTCGCCTTCCGCTCCTGCGGAAAAAAACCTCCCGGATGGCTCCCGGAAGGTCTCAACCTTCGCCTAGCCAGCACTTTTTTAGGAGCAATACCATGAAGTTTCAAGACCTCTACCAAGCCACCAAGCGCCGCGCATCCGTCGTCATCGACAGTGTTACCGGCAAAGTCGTTGCCGTCGGTACCGGCCTGTCGGTGATGGCAGGCAATGCAATGGCTGCTGTCGATCCCTTGATTACTACCGCCATCACCGATGGCACTGCTGACGGCAAGGAAATCGCAGGCGGCCTGCTGGTTTTCGCTGTCGCCGTCGGCATCGTCCTGTACATCAAGCGCAAGGCGGGCTAAATGTCTGCCGGTCACATTGTCGCGGGCCAGTGCGTCGATGTGGCCGCGTCCACCGATGCCTATTACGGAAACGCGCTTCCAACTCACTCAGCGGGCAATCCCGCATTTATCAGCACGTTCACCAAATCGGCATCGGGCTGGACGCATGAAACCTATCAGGGCGGCGTTCTGGTTTCCAGCGTTGCCGCTCCTGTCCCCACATTTTCAACCTGCGACACCACCGAAGGTTTTTTTGACGGCATGCAGCTAGGCTGGGCCGTTGCCGCTGCAATGGTGGTTGTCTACGTTATCCGGAGGCCCTACCGATGATGCCGCTCGATTTCCTTACATGGGTCGGTTTTCTTCTTGTCGTCCTGCCTGCCGCGATTGCCACGCGATGAAAAACCTTGCTGCCTTCTTCGTCGGCCTGTTCATTGCTGCGGCTCTGCTTCTGCCGACTGCCGCGAAAGCCGCCATCACTATGACCCCATCGGTCGAAGGTCTCGCGGGTGGCACCTACAAGCCCATCGCCATGCCCTCCTTGGTCGGGCCGAACTTCTCCGCTACCGGCTCTGTTTTTGTCAACGGCAAGGCCGTTCCTATCCCCGGTTACATCCCGCCTGCGTCCACTGCTGCGCAGGCTGCTAAGTCGTCCCTCTTTGCCAATCCTTGGCTTCTAGGTGTCAGCCTGCTTGGCTGGGCCGGTGATGCTGGTCTTCACTCTGACGAGGTTGGCGGCTGGGCCTATACCGATCCAAACGGGGGTACTGGCCCTAATGTGCCTGTCGTCATGCCGGTTGATGCCAATGTCAAGGGCTGCAGATCGTGTCCGAATACTGGCTGTTACTGTGACGCGTCGATGCAGGAGTGCGCTGTAAATTTCGCGCCGCTCGGCGTTTCCGAGCGTTACTGCGTGGCTATGGGCAAAACAGACAATCAGGTCAAAGGAGCATATGCCGGGGCCGACGAACCGGGGAATCCTAGTGGTTGGATTCCCCCTCAATATCAGCCCTATGGCACCTGCCCATCTGGTTATGCCAATACTCCAGGCACGTCGTCATGCGCACCGCAAGCCGAGACCAGACCAGCAACCGCCGACGATTTTAATGCCCTCCCCGATCCCTCTCCGGAAGTGCAGCGTGAGCTGGCCCCGCAAGTTGGTGTCCCGGTTGACGATCCCGTTTTTGAGCCTGCCGATGTTCCTATCGGTGACCCCTACACTCGCCCGGACGGCTCTACCGCTGAACCGCGTGCGCGTATCTCGCCAGCTTCCAACGGACAGGTCACGGTTGACACTTACGACCAGCCCTTAACTTCGCCAACTGGGGAGCCGATCGCTAATCCAACGCCTGAGGACACCACCGAGCAGACCGAGCAACCTACTCAATGCGACAAATACCCAAACACGCTTGGCTGTACGCCTCTCGGCAGTCCTGTTGATGGTGACGCTCTGCCACACGCCTCCGTCGCTCTCAGTTTTTCACCGCTGGCTATCCCGTCAAATGCTGTGTGTCCTGCGCCGATGACGATATCCGCTTTCGGTCAGTCGATCCCGGTTGCCTATGACTCCGCCTGCACCTACGCCAGCGGCCTGAAACCCATCGTTGTCGCAGTTGCTTATCTGACGGCCGCTTTTATTATTTTCGGTGTCCCGAGGTCTTCAAATAATGGCTAATTTCTTCGCCTTCCTCCTTGCCTCTGCACTGCCTCTCGCCCGTCGCGTTTTTGTCGCTCTCGGCCTGTCTGTCGTCACCTACACCGGGCTTTCGTTGATCCTTCAGCAGATCACGGATCATATTATTTCGTCTGTCGGCGGACTTGCTGCGGCTGGCGCTCAACTGGCCGCGCTTTTCGGTTTCCAGCAGCTGGTCGGAATCATCCTCGCGGCGATCACGACCAAACTCGCCATGACCCAACTCACCGCCTGGAGCAAATCGTGATTACCCTTATCACTGGCATTCCCGGCAGGGGCAAAACTGCCCTCCTTGTTTCCATGCTCATGGAGTACGAAAAAAAGGCCGAAAGGCCTTTATTCGTTATGGGTGTCCCATCGCTCAAGATCGAACACATTGTCGCGCCGCCGGTCACTGAGTGGACGGAAATGCGCCCCTCGCCCGAGGACTCGACGCTCGAACTGGCTTACTTCACTTTCCCCCCGAACTCGATCCTGATTGTTGACGAATGCCAGCGTGTTTATCGTCCTCGGGCTTCTGCCTCCAAAGTCCCGCCCTACGTTGCTGCACTTGAAACACACCGACATACTGGCCTTGACATCATCCTCTTGACCCAAAAGCCCAAGCTGATCGACACCAACGTCCGTGAACTGGTGGGGCGGCATATCCACATCCGTGATGGTCTGCTCGGCCGATACCTCTACGAGTGGCCGCACATCGCGGACGGCGAATCGCGCCTCGACAGAGCCGATGCCGCCAAGCGCAAATTCTCCCCACCCAAGGAAGCCTTCAGCAAATACAAATCCGCCGAGGCCCACACCAAAAACAAGTTCAGGGTGAATCAGCTTTTCATCTATGCTGGCCTTGCACTTGCCCTGCTTGCCTACCAAAGCACCAAGGTCTTCGGCATCTTCGATAAATACACCAGCCCCGACAAAACCCATGCCGCCGTGCAAGAGGGCGACCTGCCGCCGCGCTCCGGCGCGGAGGCTCGGGCGCCCTCGCCGGCGAGGCTCTCGGAATTGACCCTGGCCAGGAAAATGCCATTGATTGAGGCCTTGACCCCTTCCGACCCACATAACCCCCTCAGCGCCCCGCTATACGCGTCTGCGACCCCTCCAGTCGTCGTACCCGAGATTCAAGGCTGCATCGCCAACACCAAAAAGTGCACTTGCTTCACCCAACAGCAAACCCCGCTATGGATCCCGGACGAACAATGCCGCCAACGAGCCGCCGGCCTCTACTTTGACCCCTATCGTCAGCCTGTTTTTGAAAGCCGCTCTGAACCCAAGCTAAATGATGCGCAGGGAGCGCCGGCAGCCCGTGAGGGTGCCGGGGTTTCGCTCCCGTCTCCGGCGTGATGTAGGAGCGTTTAGGCCGGTCGTCCCGGCCTGCGACGATCACGTCCGGCCGTTGGCCTAAGCGTACAAGGTGTGTGATATGTCCTTCTGTTAATAACGTATGTCCCCCGGGGTAAGATAACTACCGTACTAAAGAGGAGGAAAACTAAATGGGTGATGCCAGCCTCACGTATTTGCGTTATTTAGCAAGGCGAGAATCCACGATTCAGGCCGGCCTAGCTGCTGTGAAAACCGCCGTCCTCATTACAGGCGGTACAGCGGCAGCATTACTTACGTTCATAGGTCACTTGGCAACACAGAAGGGTAGCGATCAGGTGAAACTATTGGCCTGCCCGTTGCTGCTTTTTTCCCTCGCGTTGCTGAGTGTCGGGGTCGCTTCTGGAATGACTTACTTATCCGAGCGCGCAACACTTCAGGGAAAAGGCTTTTTTTATAAATCAGCTTCTTTTTTCAATATAGTCGCAGCCGCATGCGTGCTTTTAGCCTATGTGTTTTACGGGTGGGGCGCATGGGAGACGTATGAAGCTTTCTCTAAATTTCCCCAAGGTACTGGTGGGTGACTTCATTTTCTTGATCTCCGCCACTCCTTCGGGTGATACACCACGTCCTTCAGATCCGCCGGCTTATCCCTCAGCAACTTCCACCGCTGCACCCGCTGATTTTTCGCTCCAGATCCACGCCCGCGAAGCAGCCCAATCACCAACAAAGCCAGCCCTAAGAAAATAAGAAATTTCGCATATAGCATGCGCTGACTTTACCATCCGTCCATGCACATATGGAATGACGCATCATCCTTGTGGCTCACAGAGATGAACCACAAACGTACCATCGATCACGATCGCAGAAAGCTTGAATGGCTGCAGCCGCTGCTCGGTCATAAGCGCCTTGCCGACATCGATCGCTTCGTCATCGCCGACATCGGCAAACTCAAGGCTGAACAGGCCTCGCCCACCACCGCCAACCGCTACCTGGCCTTGATCCGCTCCATCATGCGGCGCGCCGTCTTTGAGTGGGAGTGGATCGCCAAACCACCCAAGGTTCGTCTCTACAAGGAACCTAGCCGGCGCGTGCGCTGGCTTACACCAGACCAGGTGCGCACGCTGTTGGACGAACTCCTTCCACACCAGCGTGATGCTTGTCTCTTCGCACTGGCTACCGGCTTGCGTCATTCCAACGTCACCGGCCTGCGCTGGGAGCAAGTGGATTTTCGGAGAAAAACCGCCTGGCTATATGCCGATCAAACCAAGAACAATGAGGATTTGCATGTCAGTTTGAACGATACCGCGCTAGATGTCCTCAAGCGCCGTCAGGGTAAGCACGCGGAATATGTTTTCACCTACAGGAACCGCCCAATTAAGAGATTTACGACCCACGCTTGGTACAAAGCTCTAGAACGTGCACAAATTACAAATTTCCGCTGGCATGACCTGCGCCATACGTGGGCTAGTTGGTTAGTTCAGGAGGGGGTACCGCTTTACTCGTTACAGGAAATGGGCGGCTGGAAAACCGCCATAATGGTGCGCCGATATGCCCATCTTTCGCCAAGCGTGAATCTCGAAAATGCCCGCAAGATCGATGCAGTTCTTAACAATATTCCAGACGATCTTTGAAAATCCGCGTGTCGACGGTTCGATTCCGCCCCTGGCCACC